TCGACCGCCGCCGGCGCTGTGCTTGCGAAGTACGGCATCGCCATAGCTGGGTTCGCCGGCTCCATCCTGTCGCTGTCGTTCCTGCGTGGACTGAACCGCAAGCAGGCCTCAGCTGCCGTGATGACCGGCTTCCTGTCGTCGGTATTCACCACCCAGCTTGTGGTCGCGTACTTCGGCCTTCCGGGCGATACCGAATCCAAGAACGGCGTGGCATTCCTGATCGGCCTGCTGGCAATGAACATCATCCCCGCTATCAAGGCCGCAGCGGAGCGCCTTCTGGAAACGCGAGGCGCCTGATCATGGTGACATCCATCCTCACTGGCCTGGATGGCGTGCTGTGCATTCTCGTGGTTCTGGCCGCCTTGGAGTTTCTGCGCTCCGTCCACCTGCTCGAACATCCCGTCCTGAGTGTTTCGTTCTACATGGTGGCCATCGGCGCCTTCGGGCTGTTGGTGGAGATCGCGCAGGGCTGCGCGCCGTCGCCCTGGGCTGTCCTGCTGCATCTCGGCGTCGTGACCTGCCTATGGTCGCATCGGCGCGAGATATTCCGCCGGTCCTGGCATTGGAGCGGGCAGCCATGAGCCTGAAATCCCTTATCCCGTCATGGCTGTTCCGCCATGACCCACAACCCGAGGAAGTACCCATGAACGATACCGTTCAAGCCGTAGAGCAAGATCCTGTTGATGCGACCGACAAACTCGACACCTTCGCCGAGAAGCTCCGCCACCTGCTCAAGCTGGCCGAAGTTGAAGCTGATCACGTCTGGGAAGAGGCTGTGGCCCTGGCCAAGAAGCTGGTGTGAGGCAGGAGGTCCGCGGGGATTCCCGTGGGCCTATCCCGTGAGCACATTCGCAGCGCGTTGGCTGGATGGGGAGGAGTATCTGTGCGAGGTGTGATGGGTGGCAAAGAATAGGACTGTTTGGTGCGACCGCGGCTGGCAGCCCGTCTACTTTGGCTTTTGTCCAAACAAGAAGGCCTGGAAGCGCGAGATGAAGCGCTTCAGTATAGAAATGCCATACCCGGAGAGCGATGGCCGAACAACCTGGTTACGCAACGATGACGGAAACGACTGCGCTATCGTCACCATCAGCGACCGCTTCCAGCTAGATGGGCACTGCCACAACGGTGTCGCCTGTCTGCTGGTCCACGAGGCCATGCATATTTGGCGTGGAATTCGTGAGTCGATCGGAGAGAGTGAACCATCTGCTGAGTTCGAGGCATATGCCATGCAGAACATCAGCCTCCAACTGATCGACGCATTCTGCGACTCGCGGTTTGATCTGTTTCGCAAGCCAGTCGAGCCGGCTGCTCCCTGATCTGCGAAAACAAACCCCATAAGCGGAGCTTCCCATGCCAAGAGAGTGCGGGGCGAAAACCCGTGCCGGTGGGAAATGCAAAGCCCCAGCAATGGCCAATGGCCGCTGCCGTGTTCACGGCGGATCAAGCACCGGCCCGAAAGACCTGAGCGGCAACAAGAACGCCGCCAAGCCAGGCTCGATCTACAGCCAGTTCCTGACAGAAGACGAAAACGACCTGCTTGCCAGCATTGAGCTTGGGAAGGTCGATGACGAGCTGCGCCTGACGCGCATCCGCCTGATGCGGGCACTGTCCCGCGAGAGCGAGTTCGGCAACACCCTGGAGATCGACAGCGAGAAGGTTGAGCCGGAAGAGGTCGATGGCGTGCCGACTGGCAATGCCAAGGTGACTAGGACCAGCAAGGTCCGCGACTACTCGGCGCTGATCGACAGACTGACGGCTCGTATCGAGAGCCTGGAGCGTACCCGGGCAGAGCTGCTGAAGACCAATCCGCCGGAGCAGCCGCCGGTGGCGAAGATCGAGATCGAGGTGGTAGGTGGAAGGACGAACGCTCAGGCTCCAGATGACGGAGCCGCAGGCTAGGTTTTTCCAGTTGCCCGATAAGTACCCTGCCTTCATTGGGGGCTTCGGCGCCGGGAAGACCGAGACGCTGGCCAACTGCGCGCTGCGTGATGCGCTGGCATCGTCCTCGGCGCTGATCGCTTTGTACGAGCCGACTTATGACTTGGTGCGCTTGATCCTTGCTCCTCGGATGGAAGAGAAGCTGTCCGACCTTGGCATTCGGTACAAGTACAACAAGCAGGAAAACATCATCTACACCAGCGCCCCGAACTGCGGGGACTTCGTGCTGCGGACGCTGGAGAACCCAGCGCGGATCATCGGGTACGAGTCCTACCGGGCGCACGTCGACGAACTCGACACGCTGAAGAAGCAGCAGGCGCAGGCCGCCTGGAGGAAGATCATCGCCCGTAACCGGCAGCGGCCGGCCGGCGTGGATGATCCATTCAACCGGGTATCCGTCTACTCGACACCAGAAGGATTCCAGTTCGTCTACGACACCTGGGGGCGCAACCCGAAGCCAGGCTATGCCATGGTGCAGGCGGCCACTCGCTCTAATCCGTTCCTCCCCGACGACTATGTGCAGAGCCTGCGTGAGAGCTATCCGCCGGCCTTGATCGATGCCTACCTGGAAGGGCGCTTCACCAATCTGACTTCCGGCAGCGTCTACCCCGACTTCTGTCGCAGGCTGAACCATTCGGATGCAACCCTGCAGCCAGGCGAGCCCGCGCTGATCGGCATGGACTTCAACCGCCTGCATATGGCTGCCGTTATCTACGTCCTGCGCGATGGCTGGCCGGTAGCAGTCGACGAGATCACCGATGGGCGTGACACGCCCGCAATGGCCGAGCTCTTCCTTGAGCGCTACAAGCGCCGCGGCCATGCCGTGCAGATTTTCCCGGATGCCTCCGGCCAGAACGCCAGCAGCAAGAACGCCAGCGAGTCCGACCTGAGCATCCTCAAGAAGGCTGGCCTGACGGTCCGGGTCAACGGAACGAACCCAGCGATCATGGACCGCGTGAACGCCGTCAACGCGCTGATTCTGAACGGCCAGGGCGAGCGCCGCCTAAAAGTGAACACCAATCGCTGCCCGCAACTGACCGATGCCCTGGAGCAGCAGGCCTACGACAAGATCGGCATGCCGGATAAGTCGAGCGGCGTCGACCATGTGCTTGATGCGGCTGGATACCCGTTGGCATTCCTGTACCCGATCAACAAGCGCACCGCCGGAACGAAACGAATTAGAGGCCTCGCCTGATGTCCGTAACTACCCAGCACCCCGAGTACATCGCTCATCTGCCCGATTGGCTGATGATGGATGAGGCCGTCCAGGGCGAGAGCGCAGTCAAGGCAAACCAGGCGAACCTCCCCAAGTCTTCCGGCATGGTTGAGGCTGAGAAGGAAGACCCGGAAAACCGCTACCTGTACGCTAACTACACGTTGCGGGCCCAGTATCCGCACTGGGTCAAGGATGCTCTGCGCAGCATGATCGGCCTGGTATCTCGCTTGCAGCCGGAGATAAATCTGCCGCCGGGTATTGCAGGCATGGAGCTAGACGCCACGGCAGATGGATTCGGCCTGCAGCGCCTGTTTGTTCGGGCCTGTCGCGAGGTGCTGCAGTATGGCCGCTGCGCCCTGCTGGTCGACATAGACGACGCGGGAGAGCCGTTCGTTGCGATCTATCCGGCGCTGAGTCTGCAAAATTGGGACATCAGCGAGCAGCGCGGTCGCCAGGATCTGACGCTGGCCGTGCTCAAGGAGCAGCGCAAGATTGATCAAGCCGACCGGTACAGTCACGAAACTGAGGTCGTCTATCGTGTGCTGAGCGTTGAGGATGGCGCCTACGTCTCTAGCCTGTTGAAAGACAGTGGAGAGGCCGTTGAGGACGAGCGTCAGCTTACCGTTGGAAGCAAGGCTCTGAGCTATATCCCGCTGGTCGTCGTGGGCTCGACCGACAACTCGGCGAGCGTGGATGAGATTCCGCTGTTGACCATGGCCAAGGCCGCATTGAAGTCCTACCAGCTCAGCGCAGACCTGTTTACCAATGCCCATGCTACCTGTCACGCCCAACCAGTCGTGGTGGGCCTGGATGACAAGCAAGCTCTGCGCGTAACTGGACCCTCTGCCGCTTGGTGTCTTCCAGAGGGCGGTAATGCGTTTTACCTGGAGCCGAGCGGAGCCGGTAGCGCGATCAATGAGCGCCTGATGGAGCAGCAGCGTAATGCTGCGCTTGAGGCCGGTGCACGTGTCGTTGATATCGGAGGGGTCGAATCGGGTGCTGCACGCACGGCTCGCCAGAACGACCAGCACAGCAGTCTGCATACTGTGGTGGTGACCGTGGCTGATGGCATCGAGCAGTGCCTGCGCTATGCCGGCGAGATCAAGCAGACCAGTGGTGATGTGCGATTCGTCGTCAAGCCTGACTTCTCGGCAGTCGGAATCGATCCGCAGGTTGCGGCGCAACTGCTACAGGCGGCACTGGCCGGCGTCGTCTCACACGACACCTACTGGCAATACCTATCCACCGGCAAGGTGCCGGAGCGCGACTACCCGAGCGAGCAGGCGCTGATCGAAAATCCCAATGATGCGGTGACCCATGGCTGACGGACTCGAGATCGCTCAGCAGGCCATCGTCACGGCCATGGCCCAGCACGCCAGCTGGTTGTATCGGGCATCGACGGCCTCGGCGAATCGCCTCAGCGCGGCAATCGACAAGCTGGCGGCGGATCTTGCCGCCACGCTGGGCGATCAGCTGGACGCGCTAAGCGCTGCTGAGCTGCAGGCATTCGCTGCTGGTAAGTACACCTCCAGTCGTCTCAAGCAGCTGCGTGCCGAGATCGAGTCCTGGGCGCAGGCTCTGAACGAGGCGGTCATGACTGAGTGGCTGGCAACCGCGCCCGATCTGGCCGGATACGAGGCTGACTATGCGCTTGGCGTGATGAATCAGGCACTGGAGGGTCTGCCGGCGGTATCGATCACGGCCACTGCGATCTACGAAGCCGCAATGGCGCAGCCGGTGCTGGGCGAATTGGTCGACAGCCTGCTGTCGGGAATTGCAGAAGGCACGAAGACCCGGGTCTACGCAAGAATCCGTCAGGGCGTCGCTGCCGGCGAGACTAACCGCGACATTGTGCGAGCTCTACGCGGCACGCCGGTCCTGAACTTCAAGGACGGCCTTCTGGAGGTCACCCGGCGCGATGCCGAGACCGTCGTCCGGACGGCGCGCAACCATATCGGCAACGTCGCCTACGATGAGATCTACCGCGAGCTGGGCGTCGCCTACGTCATGGACTGCGCCACCCTGGATGGGCGCACGAGCAAATTCTGCGCTTCTATCGACGGGCGCAAGCACAAGGTCGGCACCAATCATCCACGCCCGCCCTACCATCCGCGCTGCCGCACCGTTCAGGTGCCGGTCATTGCCGAGGGCCTGATGGGTAACCGGCCCTACGTCCGCGCCATGAAAGTTCAGGGGCGAGACGGTAAGTGGAAGTACCGGTCAATCGGCAACATGACCAAGGCGCAGCGCGAGCGGGCTGGCCTTCAGGTCGGCCAGGTCAAGGCGACCACCACCTATGCGAGTTGGTTCGCCAATCAGTCGGCGGCCTATCAGCGCGAGTGGCTGGGCCCGAGCCGCTACGAACTCTACAAGACCGGCAAATACCCGCTCGATAGATTCGTCGACCCGACCGGCCGCGAGTATTCTCTGGAAGAGCTGCGCGCACGAGACGCAGCAACCTTCCGCGAGGTATTTGGTGACTGACCATCAACCGGCCGACCATCTGTTCAGGAAATGGTGGCGACTGATCATCGTCGAGCAGCATCCGGTCCATGAAGCGCCTGCTGCTTGGCTGTTCTTCATGCTGTCCCTGCAGTTGCAGCGACGGCTCAATCCGTTCTGACCCGGCCCAGCGCCGGGTTTCCTATTTCAGGGCCTCGCATATGCGGGGCCTTTTTGTGTGCGGCGGCGCCGCCATCATCCCCTGCGGGGAAGGAGATACGCATGACCCTCGAAGAATTGCTGGCCCAGTCGGTGACCGACGAAGCTCAGCGCACCCAGCTGCTCGACGCCATCAAGCAGGACCGTGCCGGCCTGGAGGCGAACAAGCAGCAGATCCTCAATGAACTGAAGATCGAGCGCGACGCCCGCATTCAGCAGGCCGACAAGCTCAAGGAGTTCGACGGCATCGACGCCGCCCAGGTGAAGGCCATCATGAGCCGCTTCGAAAACGATGAAGAGGCCAAGCTGATCGCCGAAGGCAAGACTCAAGAGGTCATCGAGCGCCGCATCGAGAGGGTTAGCGCGCAGCACAAGGCCGCCCTGGAAGGCCGAGACAAGCGCCTTGCCGAGCTGGAGGCCGCCGTCGTCGAGCGCGACGCCAAGCTGGCCGAGATCATGATCGACAACGCCGCCATCCAGGCCGCTACCGAGTTCGGCATCGAGGGTGAGGGCAAGCTGAAGATCGTTAGCATGCTGGCCCGCCAGGCATTCAAGGTAGAAGACGGCCAGCCGATCATGCGCGATGCCGACGGCAACATCGTTACCGGCGAGAAGGGACCGATCACCCAGAAGGAGTGGATCGACCGCATCCTCCGCCAGGAGCACGGCTACCTGCTCCCGGTTGCCAAGGGCATAGGCGCTCAGGGCGGCAAGGCTGGGGCGCAGATCAGCAACAACCCGTTCAAGAAAGACACGCTGAATCTGACCGAGCAGGCCCGTATTCAGCGCGAAAACCCGCAATTGGCAGCTCGCCTCAAGGCTGAAGCGGGCGCCTGAGCAATACCGGTGCTGGCGGCTGCGCTGCCGACCGTAACCCTCTCGGCTGCGCCGAACCCTGATATCCCCTCAACGAATCCGCCAACACTGGAGAATCCCGCATGGCTGATACCAAGATCGCGGACGTGATCGTCCCCGAAGTGTTCAACCCCTACGTCTGGAACCTGACCAAGGAGCTCACCCTGCTGCGCATGGGTGGCATCGTGTCCAACGATGCCGAGCTGAACCGCCTGGCCTCGACTGGCGGCAACACCCTCAACATGCCGTTCTGGAACGACCTGACCGGCGAAGACGAGGTGCTGGATGACAATAACCCGCTGAACCCGGAAGCCATCACCGCCGGACAGGATGTGGCAGTCCTGCACCTGCGTGGCAAGGCCTGGGCCGTCAACGACCTGGCTGCCGCGCTGGCCGGCGACGACCCGATGCGCGGCGTGGCTGATCTGGTGGCCAATTACTGGGCTCGCCAGCAGCAGAAGACCC